GCTTCCTCTTAGTGTGTATGTATTTGCTTGTGGTGTAATACAATGCATTCACCGTGCCAGGTTTTGAAAGTCCAATGAATACGGGGCTTGTAGCCAATATACTGGGTATTTATACAGTGCCAGGAGTGTTACCTTGTTACCGTAAAGTGTTACTGTGTTACCGTAGAAGTGTTACCGGTAACAGATTGGTACTGGGTATTTGTACAGTGTTTGAGAGGGGATAGAGGTATTGCTAGAGGTAGCTGTGTGCACACTCACATTTGCCTATATAGATGCGATGCCTGGATTTAAATATCGAGCGTTCGTTCGATGAAGCGGGGCTTGTTTGAGGGACGGGGGAGGCGGGCGCGTCTGACAATTATGTATAGTTGCCCCCCAAATTTGCAGCAGGTGAAATTAAAAAAAGTCGCAATAAAACATTGCTCTGTACCCTCCAGAACATAAGCTATTAGCGCAAATAACAATTTAATGGTTTAATACGCCAAATATTAGCCAAAAAGAGTTAGAATCTTGTGCCTGAAGACAACATTAATAACCCCCCAGTAAAAAGAAAGCGTGGCAGACCTCGCAAGTCAGAGATAGCTGTTCCTAAGAATAGGAAGATTGGTAGACCCAAGGGTGACCATTCGGCTATGGCTGAGATGAAGCAGCGTTTCCTGGCGAGAAGAGATACCAATGCTGTCTTGGAGTCTATCTTTCGGGCAGCTCAAGATGACGATCACAAGAATCAATCTGCTGCATGGAAATTGATTGTAGATCGCATATTACCGATTAGTTCGTTTGATAAAGATAAGCTTGGCGGTAAGCCTACGGTAAACATTACAATATCTGGCGTAACAGATACCACTATAGAACCAGATGCCATAGAGGGTGAGTTCAATGCAGATTGAAGACATGCTAATTTTGCATGAAGGAATGAAAAGAAAACCGTATAGGGATACCCAAGGGCACTTAACCATTGGTGTAGGCAGAAACCTAGATTCTATGGGGCTTTCAGACGATGAGGTTTATTATTTGCTCAGAAATGATATTAGAAGATGCGAGAATGAACTAGCTGATACGTTTGATTGGTTTGCTGGATTAAATAAAATACGCAAAGAAGCCATGATCAATATATGTTTTAATGTCGGTATAACCTCTCTCAGGAGGTTTAGCAGAGCTTTAGCTGCTATGAGTGTAGGAGACTACTCCTTAGCGTCAACAGAGTTCCTAGACTCGCTCTGGGCATCCCAGGTGGGTAGAAGGGCAATTACGTTAACTAATATGATACGAACTGGAGAATACGATGCCTAATGTACGTGGAAAGAAATACCCCTACACCGCAGCAGGAATGAAGGCTGCTAAGAAAGCCAAGGCTGCGCCTAGGAAAAAGCCTGTTGGAAGGAAACGATAGTATGGCTACTGGTCTGTATAAGAACATAGCTAACAAAAAACGCAGGATAGCCAGAGGTAGTGGCGAAACCATGCGTAAGGTGGGCAGTAAAGGCGCACCGACAGCCAAAGCTTTTAGACAAGCTAAGAAGACCGCTAAGAAGAAATGAACTTAGATATAAATCTCCTTGATTGGCAGAAGGAAGTTTGGAGCGATCTTACGCGTTTCAAAGTGGTTGCTGCTGGCCGTAGGACGGGAAAGTCCCGCCTTGCGGCTTATCTTTTAATAGTCAACGCGCTCAAGTCTAATTCTGGTCAAGTCTTCTATGTCGCTCCTACTCAAGGCCAGGCTAGAGATATCATGTGGAATCTCTTGTTAGACATAGGCCAACCTGTAATTGAAAACTCACATGTTAATAATATGCAGGTGCGTTTAGTTAACGGGACTACTATTAGCTTGAAAGGAGCGGATCGACCTGAAACAATGCGCGGCGTAAGTCTTAAATTTCTTGTCTTGGATGAATACGCAGACATGAAGCCCGATGTATGGGAGTTAATATTAAGACCTGCGTTAACAGACTTGAAAGGTAATGCCTTATTTATCGGGACACCAATGGGTAGAAATCATTTCTATGAACTCTACAAACAAGCCAGCTTAGGCGAAGACCCCACTTATAAAGCATGGCATTACACAAGTTACGATAATAACTTACTCGATAAGCACGAAATAGACGCAGCCAAGAAATCTATGTCTTCGTTTGCGTTCAGACAAGAGTTTATGGCTTCTTTTGAGGCTAGAGGCTCTGAGATGTTTAAAGAAGAGTGGGTTAACTTCGATGACAAAGAGCCAGATACGGGCGATTACTACGTTGCCATTGACCTCGCGGGTTTTGAAGAGGTAGGCAAAGCCAAGTCTAAAAACAAAAAACTTGACAACACTGCTATAGCTATAGTAAAAGTAGGCGAATATGGGTGGTGGGTTAAGGATATTGTCTGCGGTAGGTGGGAATTAAACGCCACTGCGGAGAAAATATTCCAGATAGTAAGAGACTACGAACCCATCTCTGTAGGTATAGAAAAAGGCATAGCTCGACAAGCTGTTATGTCTCCCCTCACTGATCTTATGAAGAAGTATCAGAATTTTTTTCGTGTTGAAGAATTAACTCACGGCAATAAAAAGAAAACTGATCGAGTGATGTGGGCGTTACAGGGTAGATTTGAAAACGGAATATGCAGCCTAAACAAAGGTGAATGGAATATTCAGTTTATGGATGAGCTATTTCAATTCCCTGATCCATTAACTCACGATGATATGGTAGATGCTTTAGCCTATATAGATCAACTGGCTAAAGTCTCTTACACATACGATTTTGAATTAGATGAGTTTGAGGTCTTAGACTCAGTAGCAGGATATTAATATGCTGGAATCAAACGAAGATCAGTTTGGCATAGAAGAGACTCTTGAGTCTTGGGTTATGTCTAAGTGTCAGGATTGGCGTGATCACTACGACACTAACTATGAAGAAAAGTTTGATGAATACTATAGATTATGGCGAGGTATTTATTCTTCAGAAGACCGTAATCGTAGCTCAGAGCGTTCTGAGATTATATCCCCAGCGTTACAGCAAGCTGTAGAGTCTTCAGTAGCAGAGATTGAAGAAGCCACGTTTGGTCGCGGCAGATTCTTTGATATGAAAGATGACCTGGCAGACGCTGATAATCAAGACATAGCATATCTTCGCGAAAAGCTATTAGAAGATTTTAAAGCCAATAAAATCCGAAAGGGTGTTGCAGAGTGTTTAATTAACGCCGCAGTCTTTGGCACAGGCATAGCAGAAATTGTTTTAGAAGAAGTAAAAGAGATGCGCCCTGCTAGTGAACCTATCATGGATGGGCAGTTACAGGCAGTAGGAGTGAACATTTCAGACCGTACTGTATGTAAATTGCGTCCTGTACTTCCTCAAAACTTTCTAATCGATCCTGTTGCAGTAGATGTAGATAGCGCATTAGGCGTAGCCATTGATGAATTTGTACCTACTCATGCTGTAGAACAGCTACAAGAGAAAGGTGTGTACAAAAATGTGCCGTTTAATTTTGCTTATCCTGATACTGATCTTGATCCTGACCACGAACTTACCACGCAACCTACCGATAAAGCTCGCCTAACCAAGTATTACGGACTTGTCCCGCGACACTTGTTGGAAAATGATGAAGATTTTGAAGAGGTTGAACAGCTAACAGACGCTGAAGAAGATACAGACTTCTATGTTGAGGCGATTGTTGTAATAGCTAACGGTGGTACTTTGCTGAAAGCGGAGAAGAACCCGTACATGATGCAAGACCGCCCTGTTGTGGCGTTTCCTTGGGATATCGTACCGTCTAGGTTCTGGGGTCGGGGCGTGTGTGAGAAAGGTTACAACTCACAGAAAGCATTAGACGCAGAGCTACGCGCACGAATTGATGCCCTAGCGTTAACAGTGCACCCCATGATGGCTATGGATGCAACTCGATTACCTCGCGGAGCCAAGCCAGAGGTCAGGCCAGGCAAAATTATTCTAACAAATGGTAATCCTTCTGAAGTCTTACAACCATTTAACTTTGGGCAGGTTTCACAAATTACATTTGCTCAAGCAGGTGAATTACAACGGATGGTGCAAACCGCTACTGGAGCTATAGACTCCGCAGGAATAGGCGGTTCTGTTAATGGCGAATCTACAGCGGCAGGTATTTCTATGTCACTGGGCGCAATTATTAAACGTCATAAGCGAACTCTGATTAATTTCCAAGAGTGTTTTTTAATACCATTTGTTAGCAAAGCTGCTTACAGGTATATGCAGTTTGAGCCAGAACTCTATCCTGTTGCTGATTATAAATTTGAAGTTACTTCCTCTCTGGGCATTATAGCAAGGGAATACGAAGTTACGCAGTTAGTACAACTTCTGCAAACTATGTCTCCAGAGTCTCCGCTCTACCCTGCATTGATTCAATCAATCATAGATAATATGAATCTTAGTAACCGTGAGCAGTTAATACAAACTCTACAGCAAGCAGGGCAACCTTCACCTGAACAGCAACAAGCACAACAAGCTATGCAGCAAGCACAGATGGAGTTCCAGCAGTCACAAACCAATGCTCTTAATGGGCAAGGTGCTGAGTCGCAAGCAAGGGCAGCTAAAATTGCAGCAGAAACTAAAGCAATCCCTGTAGAGTTAGAAACAGATCAGATTAAAGCTATTACATCTAATCTTTCTGTAGGCACTGCGGATGACAAAGAGTTTGAGCGAAGATTAAAAATTGCTGATGCAGCTTTAAAAGAAAAACGACTTAACCTGGATGCTG